CAGTTGAGTACCCAATGATTGAGTTGTTTTTAATTGTGAATGCTTGTGTGTGGCTGTCTGCCACCAGGTGGATGAGCTTGCGTTTTTTGCTGTCATACAACCAGGCTTCTGTTTTGTCAACAAGGCTCGCGGCTGGTAAACTCTTAAGTTTGAGTTCGGCAAACTCTGCCAGAATCTTGAACTTGGCCGCACGTTTTTCTGGCGGCACTGCCTTTACTTTGCGAGGCTTGCGCTCCACTTTCTTGATCTGCACATAAGCACCGCAGTCGTTGACCACAGCTTCGCAAAACTTGATCACATTGCGAAGTTGAATTTTACTAAGATGGCTGTAGCCTTCAACCAGTTGTGGATCTTTGCCTTCTGCCACACGCTCGAACTCAGTGAGCTTGCGTTTCCAGTTGTCTGTAATTTGGCTGATCATTTGCGGTGCAATATTTAGGCCACGCATGATTGTGACAGGTTTAAAATCTGCTGTCATTTTGGCGCCACTTAGCAAGAACTCGTCAAATAACCCTTCCAATTCGCCATTGCACTCTGCTGTTTTTTCGCGCAGTCGGTCTTGAATGGTAATTCGCGGTGTAGCATCTTCCACTACTGCTTCGGGCACAACTTCATTCTGCTTGCTGTGCAGTATTTCTTTCAGTTGGTTTTGTAATTTAAGCTGTTCTGAATCTAACAGTTCCAATCCAACCATGCTCATGCGACACAACCAGCCTGTGGTCAGTCGAATTGCTGAGTCTGGAATGCCACGGAGCAGTCGCACATCTGCCTTACGGTCGTGTGTTTCCAGGTAGTTTACAATCATGTCCCGGGCATCTTTTTTGCCATAAAAATAATTGTACCAGGAGAATGCTTCACTTAACCTAGTTTTTCTGTATTCAGTGGGCTGGACTTGCCAAGTTGGCTCTCCGCCCAGAATGTTAGTGTCGGCACTGCGGGGGTTTAGCAGTTTGATTTTGAATGTGGTGCTCATATGTGTCCTTACTTATTTTACAGGTAAATCTCGGCAGAGTTCAAACAATTGCGTGGCACGTTTGAGTTTAAAGTTTTTGTGGTTGTACATGTACTTTCTCTTGCGCTCTGCAACATCAAGAGCCTCCATCAGCCGCCATTTGGTGTCAAAGTCTGACTGCATCAAAATACGATTCATATCCACAATGTCCAGGCTGTACTCCACCCATTTTTCTGTGGCTTTTATTAGGTCATAGGGCACCACTGCTTTGGACTTGTTGGCAGTAGAGTACTTTGCAACAAAATTTGCTGCCTTTTGCATACGGGCTCCTGTAGTGAACAAGTGTGTATTATAGCAGATCGTGATTATTTGGTCAACTGGGCAGAAAGTAGTACTAAAGTAAGATCTGCTTCCCTACGGAACGAAATCCAAAACGGACGATTGGCGCGGCCATTATTCTTGCCAAAGTAAGCATGCCAGTCATTGTAGGGCATGTAGCCTCGGATTCCCAGTTTGGCATCGCATATTTTTTCAAAAGAAACACCTTCCCCCAGCCAACTATCACATCGCACAGCAATTACATGCCCGTGGTTTTTGTATTGGCGGAATCTGCGGTTTAATCGAACTACTTTCATTCCCAAAGTATAACAGGATTGGAATTATTGGTCAACCTGCCCATAAATATACACTATGCCACGCCTAAGTTTATACCGCCCTAATCGCACAAGAGACTATCAATTTATAGATCGCACCATCAGTGAAATGTACACTGTGGGAGGATTGGATATCCTTATTCACAAATACCTGGGTCCTGAAACTGGCGGACAAGATTCTGCATTCAGCGGCAATGCTGATGCTACACAGCCCGTTTACGAAACGCAAAGTGTACTGAACATTCAAGACTTGCTGTTGCTGGAAAACAGAGATAGAGTGTATGATACAGATATTTTTGTCATGCGCGGTGTGTACAACACACAAGACATTGATTTTGACCTTACACAATTTGGTTTGTTTTTGAACAATGACACGTTGTTTATCACGTTCCACTACAACGACATGATCGACACATTTGGTCGCAAACTCATGAATGGCGATGTAATCGAGATTCCAAATTTAAAAGATTACAACCCGCTGAATCCTGCTATCCCAAAAGCATTTCCAAAATACTATGTGATACAAGATGCTGCGTTTGCTTCTGAAGGATTTTCACAAACGTGGTTGCCACACTTGTGGCGTGTGAAAGCCACGCCACTGAACGATCAACAAGAATACAAATCGATCACTGATAAACCTTTTGTGGCCGAGTACATTTGGGATCCGGGCGATTTTTATCCCATGGGTTCTATTGTGAACTATGGAGATGTGTATTATCAAGCTCAGAAAAATACGCCAGCCGGCACAGAAATAACCAACACTGAATTTTGGGCATCGTATACTCCTGCTACCATTAGTGATGTGCAAGGTACTCGCACCAAAGACACTCAGATCAATGATGCTATCCTTACACAAGCAGATGCAGAAGTTCCATTGAGCGGGTATGACGTAACTAAATTTTACATTGAGCCCACACAAGATGGGCAACCTGCCAATCCAGTGGACCTTGGGTCAGAAAGCACTGTCACAGTAGATGGCACACAAGGTGGCATGAATGTCACGCCAAAGTCATTTGGTTACACCATGGGTTATCTTACTGGCGACGATATGGCGCCAAATGGCCTGCCTGTCACGCCTGGCGTGAGTTTCCCAACCAATCCTGTAAGTGGAGATTATGCATTGCGACTAGATTATCAACCAAATCGACTGTTCCGCTATGATGGCCGCCGCTGGGTCAAAATTGAAAGCAATGTGCGTACAAATCTTAACAATGGTCCTACCAATGATACTTTACGCTCGACCTTTGTGAACAATACATACACTGTGAAGACTACAGACTTGGGTAACATACCAAGTAGACAGAGTCTCAGCGAGATATTGAAACCCCGGGCTGACAACGGTGATCAAGGTGGGGACAAACCTGCTAACCCTAGACCTGGCACACAACCTGGACAGAAGTCGAGTTAACAATGCAAAGTTTTTTTTACGACGAACAAATACGCAGATTCTTACTGCAATTTACCAGAATCTTTTCAGGGTTCCAAATTGAGTACGGCAGAGAAGAAGGCAGCGAGAACGCAGCCTTGCTTAGAGTTCCAATTCGATACGGGGATTCAAGTAGAAATGCACAAACCATATTGCAAGACAACTCACGCAACAGTTTGCCGTCAACTCCGTTGATGACATTTTACATCACTGCATTAGATTACGATAGGCCCAGAATCCAAGAGCCTTACCATGTGAGTAAAGTTTCTGTGCGTCAACGCACTTACGATACCAGCACAGAAACTTACGAAACCACTCAAGGCAATGCATTTACCATTGAACGCCTGATGCCTGTTCCGTACAAGCTGACTTTAAATTTAGATTTGTGGACTTCAAATACCAATCAAAAATTGCAATTGCTTGAGCAAATACTGACGCTGTTCAATCCCAGTTTGGAAATTCAAAGCACAGACAATTACATTGACTGGACTTCATTGAGTGTGGTGGAACTAGATGGTACCACATGGACGTCTAGAACTATTCCCATGGGCGCAGAAAATCCCATAGATATATGCACATTGCGATTCACATTGCCAATTTGGATCAGTTCACCTGCTAAAGTTAAAAAATTGGGTGTGGTAGAAAGAGTTATTGCCAGTGTATTTGATGCACAGGGCGATGCTGTTGATGCTATATCAAACAATGATTTGTTGTTGGGCACTAGACAGGTGATCACACCCTACAACTATGCCACAGTGTTGATTGGCAATAAAATACAAATTTTGCGACCTCCAAGTTCTGTAGAAGAACCCAGCAACAGCAGTCTTACTCCAACCAACGTTGTGGGCAACAGCAACTTGTTGTGGCCAGCAGTTATTGATGCGTACGGTGTTCTGCGGCCCGGGATCAGTCAAATCTATTTGGAACAACCAGATGGGTCTGAGGTTGTTGGTACCATTGCCCTTGACCCAAATGATGATCGCTTTGTGTTGTATGATATAGACATTGACACTGCACCACAAAACACACTGGATGCAATTGACGCTGTGATCAATCCACAATCAAGTGGCCCGTTAAACGGATTAGACAGTGCGCTGGAAGGGCAAAGATATTTGCTTACCGAAAGCACAGGATCCGCTGGCAATTCAGGACCTGCCGAGGCCTGGATAGGAGCCAATGGCCGGCCACTTGTTGCTGAAGCCAATGATGTGATCGAGTACTCAAACAACTACTGGCGTGTGGTTTTTAGAGCCAACGGACAGCCCGAAGGACAGTATGTGACCAACATAACTACCAGTCAACAGTATGTGTGGACTGGTGATGCTTGGATGAAAAGTTATCAAGGATACTACCCGGGAGGCCAATGGAGACTGGTGCTGTAAAAGCTGTAGGTGTTTGGTTTAGAGCCAGCAACACTGGCCGTTATCTTTATTTGTTGCGCAACGACTCAAAACATCCAGGCGCATGGGGACTGCCCGGGGGCAAAGTAGAAACTGGCGAAACTCTACTGGGTGGTATGGAACGCGAATGCATTGAAGAACTGGGAAGTTTTCCTGTGTATCAACGCTTGGTTCCTTTGGAAAAATTCACTTCAGCAGACTTGAACTTTGAATATCACACTTGGGTATGTGTGGTAGCTGAAGAATTTCAACCTACACTAAATCACGAACATTTAGGATATGCCTGGATAGACAAAGGCACCTGGCCCAAGCCCATGCATCCGGGCTTGTGGTCAACTGTAAACATCGAAGCAATTCAGGACAAGATAGACACTGTTGAACGCTATCTTGCCACTGAACATTAAGCCTGACTTTCTTGGAACTGCAACTGAATCTCACCCACTGGTGTTGTTTGAGTTGTTAGTGCAGTGATCTGCACAGCCAGCACTTCT